GTGTGTTCATTCAGGACCTCACCATCGGCACGGGCAAGCTCGCAAACAACGCGGCGACCTCGACGTGGTTCAACGAGTACGACTCGTACGACTCGGTGACTTACGCCAGCACCGCGCTGCACTCGCTCTACTCGGGCGTGATCGCGGGTTACCCGTACCTGCCTCACAACATCCTGACCTTCACCGCGGACGCCGACGGCACCTGCATCGTCACCGCCGTCACGACCCTGTACCTGTTCGAGACGGGCAACATGTCGACGTACGCGTCGGGCACCTGTCAGGTCGGTGCTGTCGTCATTCGCACGGACACCAACGCCGTCGTTGCGTACATCCCGACGAACTTCGGCAGCGTCGCCGCGAACTACGCCGAGAACTTTACGACCATCTCAGGCGGCAACCTCGCGGTGAACACGCTCACCCTCCGGGGCTCGTTCTCGGCGGTCAGCGGCGTCCCCTACAAGGTGTACATCCTGTCGCTGCCGGAGAGCCTGAACAGCAGCAACTACTACACCGCGTACCACTCCGGCACGACCATCAGTGCCGAACTCATCAAGAAGTAACCAGAGGAGATCCCATGAATCCAACCCCGACGCAGCTCCAGACGGCGCTGCTCAAGGCGTTCACTGACAAGGCTGACGCGGAAGCGAAGGTCAAGGAAGCGGACGCTCAGATCGTCGCCATCCGAAACCTCCTGACCGGCTACCAGATGGCCGTACAGGCGGCGCAGGCAGCGGCTTCCGCTTCACCCACACCACCTCAGGAATAACCCATGTCATACGACAACCCGATGGCGGTCGACACTCGTGGCATCGCCACGACGGGTCTGACCTCCTCGACCACGCTCGCGAACCACTTCGCGGGAATCGCTGGTGCGGTGCTCGCAGTCGACGGCGCCGGCAACAACCAGCGCGTCGCCGAAGCGATGCACATGCTTCAGCAGCTGGTCGACTGCTGCAAACGCCTCAAGCTGTAAAGGTGACCCATGCCCGTCCTCTCCAACATCACGACCGCTACGCTCGCGCAGAAGATCAGCGACATGGTCGACTCGTGGCGCACTTTCATGGTGCAGCTGCGCGCGTGGTTGGCGGGGACGGTCAATGGCGGCCCGAACAACGACGGGACCTACCCGCTCACTGACGACCTCGGCAACACGTACAACGTGAAGTGCCCGGCGCAGATGCAGGCGGACGTCGACACCGTCGTCGGCAACGCCACCACGCAGGCCACCAACGCGGCGGCCTCGGCGACTGCAGCGGCAGCTTCGGCTACCTCTGCGGCGTCGAGTGCCTCCGCGGCGGCGACCTCAGCGACCGGCGCGGCGTCCTCAGCGACCACTGCGGCGACCAACGCGTCCCTCGCGGCCACCTACCGCACCGACGCGGGCAACTCAGCGACAGCTGCGGCTGCCAGCGCGGCGGCGGCTGCGGCGAGCGCCACGGCGACCTCGACCGACGCCACGAACGCCCACGCCGACCGGCTCGCCTGCGACGCTGATGCGACCGCCACGGCGGCCGACAAGGTCTCCTGTGACGCCGACGCGGCGACCGCCTCCAGCGCGGCGAGCAGCGCGGCGGCCACTTGGGCCGCAATCTCCGGCACGTCCTACGTGCAGACCGTCATCCTCGTCGACCCGCTCGATGGGGGCTCCATCACCACGGCGCCAGCTGACGCCATCTTCGACTGTGGAACTCTCCCATGAGCCTAATCAGATTCATGCCACCGCGCGGGACGAACGCGCAGTGCAACCTCTACGTCGGCACGCTCGGCGAACTCTTCGTCGACACCGACACATGGCAGCTGCGCATGAGCGACGGCGCCACTCCCGGCGGCCACGTACAGGGCGGCATCAGCAACCTCGTCGGCTGCTCGGACGTTTCCATCGCCAGCACCGGCCCGGCCTACGCGGCCGGTCAGTACCTCCGATGGGGCGCCAACCTCCTCTCCGCACCCGTGCAGTCCGCGCCGTCAACCTCGACGAGCGGCGGCACGCTGGCTGCGGCCACGTACTACTACGTCGTCACCGCGCTCAACGCGTACGGTGAGACCACGATCTCCAACGAGAAGTCTCAGGTCACCACAGGGTCGACCTCGAAGAACACCATCTCGTGGGCCGCGGTCACCGGCGCGACCGCGTACCGCATCTACCGCGGGACCTCGGCGGGTGCCGAGAACGTCTACTACCAAGTCGGTGCCGTCACATCCTACGTGGACACCGGCGCTGCGGCGACCTCCGGCAGCCCGCCCACGGTCAACACCAGCGGCTCTTGGGAGAACGCGCAGATCGCCGCGTCGGAGATCACAGGGCTCGCCACGAGCGCCACGACCAACGCCTCGAACATCAGCAGCGGCACGCTCGGGGCCGCGCGCCTGCCCGCCTTCACGGGTGACGTGACGACCTCGGCCGGCTCCTCGGCGACGACCATCGCGGCGGCTGCGGTGACGCTCGCTAAGATGGCGAACCTCGCGGCCAACTCGATCATCGGCAACAACACCGGCTCGGCGGCCACGCCTGTCGCGCTCACCGCGTCGCAGGTGAAGACGCTGCTCGCCATCGGCGCAGCGGACGTCGCAGCCGGCACGTTCACCGGCGCGTTCACCATCGCTGGTGGCGCCAGCACGTCCCTGACGCTCAGTCAGAGCAGCGGCTCGCCGTGGGCGCTCGTCCTGACGCGCTCGGACCTCACCTCGGCCGCGGACGTGAAGCTGTACAACTCAGCCACGGGCACCACTCCGATCCTGACAACGAACTGTCTGGTCAACGCACTCAACCTCGGGCTGACCGCCGACAGCAGCACGCTCAGCTTCAACGGCACGGCCTCACTGGAGAGCGTCACCGGCGCCAGCTTCAACTACGGCAGCGTAGTGGCGGCCGGCGCGAAGAACAGCTACGTCGGCGTCGGCCTCAACACGACGCCGAAGGCGCAGTTCATGTCCTCGACGAGTGGCTACGGCCTCTACTCAGAGGCGTGGAGCAAGTGGATGATCTACTGCGACAACTCGACCGTGGGTCACGACTACCAGCTCATCGACCGCACGTCGGGCGGCGCCTACCCGCACTACAACAGCAGCACCTACGCGAGCGGGAAGATCACCGTGCAGTCCGGCGGCTCCGCCTCAGGCGGCAGCAGCGGAGACATCTTCTTCATCTACTAACCCAACAACAGGAGACCGCTCATGGCTGGCATCAGTGTCAACGTGAGCGGAACCTGGAAGCCGCTGGCTTCGGTGTGGGTGAACGTCTCCGGCACATGGAAGCAGTGCAACGTGTGGCTGAACGTGTCGGGGACGTGGAAGCAGATCCTCTCCAAGTTCACCGCGACCATCAACAAGTACACCACTGCCGGCTCCGGCACCGAGACGATCCCTTCAGGCGCGACTACGGTCGTCATTGAGGTGTGGGGAGGAGGAGGCGGCGGCATCCACGGCAGCGGCACCGGCATGGGCGCCAACAACGGCACAGGCGGTGGCGCTGGCGGCTACTCCCGCTCATCCTACGCCGTCTCGGCCCTCGGTGGAGCAGGCAAGACCTTCTCGTACACTGTCCCGTCAGGTGGCACTGGCGGCACCGGCACACCTACTGCCGGCTCTGCGGGCACTGTCACTGCCGGCACCGTCACCGGCTTCACCAGCATGACGGCCAACGGCGGCTCGGCCGGCAACAACTCATCCGGTTCGACCGGCGGCACCGCGAGCGGCGGCAACCAAGCCAACACGACCGGTGGCGGCAGAGCCGCGCGCGACGCGTCCGGTGGAACGCCCATCACCGGCACCGTGAGCGGCGACGGCTCGCCGTACGGCGGCGGTGGCGCGGGCGGCGGCCTCGGTGCCACAAGCCCCGGCAGCCCCGGCAACACAGGCGCGGTCGTCTTCTCGTACACCTGAGGAGGTCCCTTGTTCCATTTCAAACTCTACGAAGATCGCGCCCTCTACGGCATGACCTACACCTTCCCCAAGCGCGGCGACGGCATCGGCATGCACGATCACACTGAAGCACAAAAGCACAACGTGATCGTGCTCCGCGGCCGAGTCGAACTCTACGGGCCAGACCGGTGTTGGTCAGTGACGCTCAACGCGGGCGACATCTTCATCCTCGAAGACAACCACCACCCACACGAGGTGGCTGCCCTCGAAGACAACACCGCCGTCCTCGGCATGTTCGTTCACGGTCGCCCTGCTGGCGAATACCTCCCTGAAGAGGACAAGACCGGCACGATCACCAACCGCCCTCTCACTCTCCCTCTCAAGGACTAGCACCATGACATTCGTATTCGTTGCCCTCACGGCCACCGCCTTTGGCGCCTTCGTGTACTTCGGCTTCATCCGCAAGGACAAGTCGACCTCCACGTCTGCCCCGGTCGCGCCGGCCCCGCCGCACGGCCCGCAGAACTTGAACAAGCCGTAATGCCATGGCGCTCTCATTCAACCTCGCCGACTACGTGCCGCACGGGCTCATTGGAGCCCTCGCCGCCGCGGTGGGGATCATCTACAAGTCGCACGTCAAGCAGGACGACGACCGGTTCGCGCAGCTGACTGCGTCGATTGACTCGCTGAGCAAGAAGCTCGACAAGTCCATCGCTCAGACCTCGAAGAACCACGCGCAGATCCTGACGATCCTCGCGACCGGGCGACCGGCCCCGGAGGAAGCGGAATGACACGCACCACCAGCGAGAAGTTCGACGAGCTGCACGGCCTCGTAGCCGAGTCGCTCATCGAGCAGATCAACGCGTGGAAGGCGGGCCGCCTGGTTCAGCAGGAGGGCGAGACATACGTCCGTGTGTTTCCGCCCGCTCTGCTCGCGCAGGCCATCAAGTTCCTGAAGGACAACGGCATCGACCAACCCGCCAAGGGCGGCAACAAGGTCGACACGCTGAAGGACGCGATGCCTGACTTCGACAGCGACAACGTCATCATACCCTTCGCGAAACCCTGAAAAACAAGCACTTTGGAGCATAGCTCAGTTGGTAGAGCACGCGACCGATAATCGCGAGGTCGTTGGTTCGATCCCATCTGCTCCAACCATCTACACGCGTTCGCGTATAGCCGCGAGTTATACGCGTTCGCGTATGAGGAGATCATGCCTTACTACGAGTTCGAGTGCCCGAAGGGGCACGTCACCACCGAGATCGTGCCGATGGGCACGAAGACGTGGCCCTGCAGCGCCTGCGTCGCTGAGATGCGGGCGCTACACGAGCGTCACCCAAACAACATCAGCGCTTGGAACCCGCTCGCCAAGCGCATCCTCTCGCCGACCCGCACCACGTTCGTGTTTGCGGACACCGGCAAACGTATCCGTCACATCAAGAAGGTCGCCACGCGCGACTGAGGTAGCCCGCCATGCGCGCGCTCATACTTGTGTGCGCGCTGCTCGGCGGCTGCGCCCTCTGCACTCCCCACACGAAGCTGCCGCCGACGGTCATCCGTCCGGCGCCCGTCAAGCCCAACGTCAAGGGCGACCCCGAGGCCCCATGGGGACCCAACGGGCCGCCCGTGTGGGAGGACACCTGCTTCCCGACGTGGCCCTCGCAGCCCTGCCAACACTCGACCTGAGGTATGCCGTAGGAGGCATAAAAGCACTTTATGACTGATAAGGCATACCCGGAGTGGGTCACCACCGAGTCCGAGCAGAAGCTCCACGACGACTTCGTGATGTTCGTGTGGCTGCTCTGGAAGCACCTGCGGCTCCCCAACCCGACGAAGCGGCAGCGCGCCATCGCGCGCTACCTGCAGCACGGCCCGCGGCGCCGCATGATCCAAGCGTGGCGCGGCGCGGCGAAGACGTGGTTGACCTGCGCGTACGTCCTGTGGCGGCTCTACCGGAACCCTCAGGAGCGCGTCAAGATCGTCTCGGCGAACGAGGTGAAGGCGCTGGAGAACGCCTCATTCATTCGCCGCCTCATCGAAGAGGTTCCTCAGCTTCAGTTCCTCCGCCCGCGTGGTAACTCGCGTGACTCCGTGCTGGCGTTCGACGTTGGGCCGGCTGACGCTGCGCCCACCCCTTCGGTAAGCGCGGTCGGCATAACCGGCCAGCTGACCGGCGGTCGGGCGACGCTTCTCGTTGCTGACGACATCGAAGTCCCGAAGAACAGCTTCACGGAGGGCATGCGCGAGCGACTCTCGGAACTGGTCAAGGAGTTCGACGCGCTGATCGTGCCGGGCGGAGAGATCATTTACCTTGGCACGCCACAGACCGAGCAGTCGATCTACAACGCCGTCCGTAAGCGCGGCTACGACTGCCGTATCTGGCCGGCCCGATTCCCCGAGCCGGGGAAGCTGGCTAAGTACGATGGTGCGGTGGCGGAAGATGTCCTCGCTGACATCTCCGCAGGGGCGCGTGCGGGCACGTCTACGGACCCTGAGCGCTTCTCCGATCTCGACCTCGCTGAACGTGAGGGAAGCTACGGCCGCTCCGGCTTTGCTCTGCAGTTCATGCTCGACACGTCGCTGTCGGACGCCGAGCGATATCCGCTGAAGCAGAGCGACCTGATCTATTTCGACTGCGCCCAAGAGGACGCGCCGGTCCGCATCGTCTGGACGAGCGACCCCCGGTCTGCCGTCGCTGACATCCCCAACGTTGGCTTCGCAGGCGACCGCCTGTACCGCCCCATGCACGTCGCGGATACACGCGAGAAGTACACGGGCGCCGTCATGGTGATCGACCCTGCCGGCCGCGGAAAGGACCAGACTGCCGTCGCAGTCGTGAAGGCGCTCATGGGCCAGCTGTACCTTACTGCGCTCAAGGGAATGCAGGGAGGGTATGAAGCTGACGCACTGCAGGCCATCGCGGACCTCGCGAAGAGCCAGAAGGTGAAGCACATCCTGATCGAGTCGAACTTCGGCGACGGCATGTTCCAGAAGCTGCTGGAGCCGTACATGGCAAAGACTCATCCCTGCACCATCGAGGAGTACCGGAGCACGGGACAGAAGGAGCTACGCATCATCGAGGACCTCGAACCTGTGTTGAACCAGCACCGCCTGGTTATCGACAGCAGCGTCGTCCGCGAGGAGGTGCGAATCGCGGAGGACGACCCCAAGTACTCCCTGCTCTACCAGCTGACCCACCTGACGCGCGACCGCGGCTCCCTGCGGCACGACGACAAGATCGAGGTGGTGGCCCGGGCCTGCCGCTACTACCGCGAGCAGATGGCCGTCGACCACGCCAAGGCGGAGTCGGCCAACCGGGAGAGGCTACGGGACGCGGAGTTCCGCAAGCTCGAAGAGGCCGCCAACGGCGTCCCCGGGCGTCGCCGGAACACCTTCGTCAGCCACCAGCCCTCGGTGCTCCGCAGGCGCGCCACAGGCGGCCCCGCGGTCCAGCACTGGACAACCCCCCGGAAATGACGGGGGGCTTAGTGCCCATCCTCGTAGAGCCGGGGTGGCTACCCCTATAGGTACTACCCTTAGGTTCACTTCAGGTTCCCTATGGTGTCCCTGAGGTGAGCCTGAGGGTCACCCGCATCTGGTGCAGGACCAGCACTCCTCAGGTCCACCTCTATCCTCCTGAGGCGTGCTGTCCCCGTGTGCTCCCTGTGGTACTTCTCCTGCAGCGGTGCTCCCTCGACCTTCGGGGGACCCTCCCTGCTGCTACGGTGCCTCGCACGCACGCCCTCGATGACCTGCCTCTGCAGCGTCTCAAGGCGGAGCGTCTCGTTGTAGCGCCGGTACTGCTCGTAGAAGTGGCAGCAGGTGAGCCCGAGGACGCCGATGCGGGCGGGCTCGTGGCATTCCCCGTGGCACCCCGCGGGTGCCTGCTCGCTGAAGATGGAGGCGGGAAGCTCCAGCAGCTTCCTCAGGTACGAGAGCCGGCGTAGCTCTCTCAGTTCGACCTCAAGCTGGATGTCTCTCGGCTCGCCCTCGACCAGATGCACCATCGCCACCCCCGCCTATGTTCAATGGCGGCGGACTCTATCCGATAGTGGCTGCATCCGCAAACGGATGCGCGTCACAGAATCACGAGCCCTCGCGTTCCTGCCGCGTGCGCTCGATGATCACCTGCCGGCGCATTGCGTCGAGGACGTGGTTGATGTATGCGCGTCCCCGCGCGGTGAGCCTCAGGTTCGTCTTCCGTTCATCCTCGGGGAGCGTGTAGCTCTCCAGCACGCCCGCCTTGACGTGCGCCTCGATGGCCCGCGAGGTGGACGCTTGGGACTTCATGAGCGTCTGCTGGAGGTCCGTGACGTTGATGGGGCGACCCTCGGCGTCCGCGAGGGCGACTTCGAGGAGCAGCGCAAGCGGCTTGCGGCTCGTCCTGACGTACGACGGGCTGGCACAGATGGCGGCCCTGACGGTCGCCGTGAGGACCCGTAGCTGTGACGCCCGGGACGGGCTCGTCGAGATCGTGACTCGTCGGTCTGGCATGCACTCCCCGCTGGTTCTTGGTTCTCATAGCGCGGGCGAGCGTACACGAGGTCGCCGTTTCCGCAAAAATCTGCGAGGGGTGTCGACCGAAAAAGGACGCGCGTTTCCCCCGTCGGCCCTCTTTCGGGAGCCGTAGGAGGTGGCGACAGTGGCCGCCGCGGGCGCGTTCGCGGTGCCCGTGAGACTTGTACTCTCTCTGTGCGCGTGCGCATTCAATGACTTAGCCTCAGTGTGCCACGCGCTGCGCCACGGGGGACGCCTCAGGCATGCCCGCGGGCGCTCCTTTGGCGGGCTCGCGGCGCACGGCGGGCGCGCGCTGGCGCGTACGTTTCGGCATCCTCCCGCCCTTCTCTGTCTTTTTCGATGTCGGCCATATCGGCCACGGTATCGGCCACTGTCTCGCGTTCTGGCCTACCGGGGCGCCTCGGGTCCACTACGCGATATACGCTCAGGTACGCCTCAGGCACGCCTCAGGCTCGCGCGACGCTACGCACCGCGCCCGCTGTGCCGCGATCAGGGGCGAGCCGCGGGCGTCCTATAGGTGCGCATGCGTTCGCCTTACCTGCGCCACGGTATGCACGCCTATGCGGGCGTCATTCTCTACAGGGGCGGGCGTGCGCTGGCGGCGGGCCGCCCATGGAGTGACGTTCCGTGTCACAAACTGACGCGGTTTGCGTCACTTCCTGACACAGCGCGTCACTTTCGCGTTGCCTACCTGCGCGACGGTGCCACCCTCAGCGAAACTAAATTCGGCCGAGGATCAGCTACTTAGCCGCAGTCCCGCCCTTGAGGGTTGCACTGGCACGCCGCTCGCACTAGTCTGCACGTGCCGAGGGGTTGCGCCCGAGGCAACCGGAACGACATCCGGGGCGCGCTGAGAGAACGCCTATCGAAGCACTCAGAGCACCGCGCCGCAAGACGCCAGCGAATGGGCGGCCGAAGGGGCGAAGCGTTCACACCCGGGAGAAACGAACGCGTACGTCACAGACGGCGCGCCATAGGGCAAACGGGCAAGGTGCCGCGAACAATCGCGGCCGTGAAGTGAGGCGCGACGAAACGGCGCCGGCAGGCTTTCGGTAGGCATCCCGGGCGGGGTGCCGACTCAAACCCTGACAGTGAGGTGTCACATGGCCGATCAGATCCGCGCCGCTCTTCTGGCGCTCAAGCTCGCGAACGATTCCCGCGTCGCGGTTAAGCGTGACGCAAAGCCGCAGACGGTACGCGTAACGGACCACGCCCGCGCCACGCTGGCAGCTGGCCCGCTGTAACGCTGCCCGATGTCTCCCACAACGTAGCTACTCCCTGAGGTGTCACATGTTCAAGGCAAAGCAGTACTTCCACAAAGACGGCACGCGCGTTCGCATCCTCAAGCCTGCGACGCCCGGCCGGCGCATCAGCAAGCGCAAGCGCACCGCGGTGCGGCGCAGCTGGTTCACGAAC